TTTACACCTAACTCAGAGTTTGAGTTTATTATAGAAGGTGAACGACTTTATTGTATGAAATCTAATGATATAGCTTTAACTCATGAATACCAAGGAAACGAAGAAGAAAATAATCCAAGCTGGGCAAAAAGCAGTTGAGGAACTTATTAAGGTGGCAAAAGAAAAGATTGTTGACTCAGACGATGATGTAAGCGCTGATAGATTAAAGAATGCTGCCGCAACAAAGAAACTAGCCATATTCGATGCTTTTGAAATACTTAATCGTATACAGATAGAAGAAGATATGCTAAATGAAAAACCTAAAGAAGTTAAAGTAGAAAAAACTTTTAAAGGTTTTGCAGAAGGGAGAAGTAAGTGAGCTACGAACAAACTCTTTGGAAAGAAATTAAGGACATTGTAAATCCTAAGATATTAGCTAAAAACAATAGATTTAAAAAATGGGATTATGGTTATAATTCTGATTATGATTTTATAGTAATAAGTAAAACTGGAAAAATTGGACAAATCATTGAAATACAAAATCTCAGGATTGCTTTACCAACAGCAGATGAACCGTTTAAACGAAGTAAAGAAAAAGCAAATCAACGTTGGGAAAAACAAGAGTATCCAAAAGAATTAAAAAGAATTAAAAGTAGATTTGACTGGGAAGAATATCCAGCTGAATTTAAAGAAAAGTGGTACGATTATATAGATGAAGAATTTAAAAGAAGAGAACAAGGTTACTGGTTCTATAATAACGGTATTCCTACTTATATTACTGGTACTCATTACATGTACTTACAATGGTCAAAGATTGACGTTGGAGCACCAGATTTTAGAGAAGCAAATAGATTATTCTTTATATTTTGGGAAGCATGTAAAGCAGATACTAGATGTTACGGGATGTGCTACCTTAAAAACAGACGATCTGGATTTTCATTTATGTCCTCGGCCGAACTTGTTAACCAAGCAACAATATCTAGTGATGCCAGATTTGGTATACTCTCTAAATCTGGAGCAGATGCTAAAAAAATGTTTACAGATAAAGTCGTACCAATATCCGTTAACTATCCGTTTTTCTTCAAACCGATCCAGGACGGTATGGATCGTCCTAAAACAGAACTTGCATACAGGGTTCCAGCTTCGAAGCTTACTAGAAGGAAGCTTGAAAGCAATGAGCAACTAAGAGAACTAGACGGACTTGACACAACTATTGACTGGAAAAATACTGGTGATAACTCTTATGATGGTGAAAAGCTAAAGCTATTAGCTCACGATGAAAGTGGTAAATGGGAGAGACCTGACAATATATTAAATAACTGGAGAGTTACAAAAACTACACTGCGTTTAGGTTCTAGAATCGTAGGTAAATGTATGATGGGCTCAACTTCAAATGCTTTAGATAAAGGTGGAGAAAACTTTAGAAAACTTTACTACGCTTCAGACGTTACAAAAAGAAATAGAAACGGACAAACATCTTCTGGGCTCTATAGCTTGTTCATTCCTATGGAATGGAACTACGAAGGATTCATCGATAATAATGGATTACCTGTGTTCGTTAGACCAGAAAGTACAATTAAAGGAGCAGATGGTTACGAAATTACAGGAGGAGTTATTGAACATTGGCAAAACGAAGTCGAAGGACTTAAGTCAGACAGTGACAGTTTAAACGAATACTACAGACAGTTTCCAAGAACAGAACAGCACGCTTTTAGAGATGAAACAAAAGATAGTTTATTTAATTTAACTAAAATCTACGAACAAATAGATTATAACGAAGAAATAAATAACATAAACAGCGTTACCAAAGGAAGTTTTCAATGGGCTGATGGCGTTAAAGACACTTCAGTAATTTTTGTACCAAACAACAATGGTAGATTTTTAATTTCTTGGGTACCACTTAAAAACTTACAAAACCGAGTGATACTAAAGAATGGAGTTAAACATCCTGGCAATGAACATATTGGAGCTTTTGGGCTTGATAGTTATGATATATCAGGAACTGTTGATGGTAAAGGTTCTAATGGCGCTTTACACGGGCTCACAAAGTTTTCAATGGAAGACGTGCCACCTAATCATTTCTTTTTAGAATATATATCAAGACCACAAACAGCTGAGATATTCTTTGAAGATGTTTTAATGGCTATGGTTTTTTATGGCATGCCTATATTAGCTGAAAACAACAAGCCTAGATTTTTATATTACTTAAAAAGAAGAGGTTATAGAGGTTTTTCTATGAATCGTCCTGATAAAATTTGGAATAAACTTTCTATAACAGAAAAAGAAATAGGTGGAATACCTAATTCAAGCGAAGATATTAAGCAAGCACATGCTGCTGCAATTGAATCCTACATAGAAACGTACGTGGGACTAAAAGAAAATGAATATGGAGATATGTATTTCCAAAAAACCCTAGAAGACTGGGCTAAGTTTAATATAAACAACAGGACAAAGCATGATGCTTCAATAAGTTCTGGTTTAGCTATAATGGCTTGTAATAAAAACTTATACAAACCAGTTGCAGATAGAAATATAAAAAATGTTAATCTAGGTATTAAAAGATATAATAACGAAGGAAGTTTTTCACAAATAATAAAATAAATGGTTGTAACTGATAGTAATAGTATTTTTCCAGATCAAGTTGTTCCTGATGAAGTAAAATCAAGTTATGATTATGGCATGCAAGTAGGCAAAGCCATAGAAGGCGAGTGGTTTAGTGGAACTAGAACTGGTTTAGGTAATAGATACTCTACTAATTTTAATAATTTTAGAAACTTAAGGCTTTATGCTAGAGGAGAACAAGCAGTTCAAAAGTACAAAGACGAATTAGCTATTAATGGAGATTTATCTTATTTAAACTTAGACTGGAAACCAGTTCCTGTAATACCTAAGTTTGTAGATATAGTTGTAAATGGAATGTCTGAAAAGCTTTATGAAATAAAAGCTTATGCTCAGGATCCTGAATCACTTAAATCTAGAACAGAATATGCTAATAGAATATTAAGAGACATAGAGACTAAAGAGTATTTAGACAACATACAACAAACACTAGGTCTAAACATGTATTCTTCAGAAAACCCTGAAGATCTTCCTCAGAACAAAGAAGAACTAGAACTTCATATGCAGCTAGATTATAAACAGTCTGTTGAAATAGCTGAAGAAGAATTAATAAACAATACATTAGATAGAAATAGATACGAGCTAACTAGAAGAAGAATAAACGAAGACTTGGTTATACTAGGAATAGGTTGTACTAAAACAAGTTTTAATAAAGCTGAGGGTATTACAGTTGATTACGTTGATCCAGCTAGATTAGTTTATTCATATACTGAAGATCCTAACTTTGAAGACATATGGTATGTAGGTGAAGTAAAAAGAATTAGCCTATCAGATCTCAAGCAAGAGTTTCCTAATTTAACTCCAGACGAGTTAGAAAAAATACAAAAATACCCAGGAAACAGCAACTATATGTTTGACTGGCAAGGTAGAGACGATAATAATAGTGTTTATGTTTTATATTTTGAATACAAAACTTATAGCGAACAAGTATTTAAAATAAAAGAAACTGCTACTGGTTTAGAAAAAGCTTTAGAAAAAACAGATGCTTTTAACCCACCAGCTAGTGACAAGTTTGATAGAGTATCTAGATCTATTGAAGTGTTATATTCTGGTGCTAAAATACTAGGTCATGAAAACTTATTACAATGGGAGCTCGCTAAGAACATGACTAGACCAGAATCTAATTTGGTTAAAGTTAATATGAACTACAACATATGCGCTCCTAGAATGTATAAAGGTAGAATTGAATCTTTAGTTAGTAGAATAACTGGTTTTGCTGATATGATTCAGCTAACACATTTAAAGCTACAGCAAGTAATGTCTAGAATAGTACCTGACGGTGTATATCTAGATGCAGATGGTTTAGCAGAAATAGATTTAGGTAGTGGAACTAGCTACAACCCACAAGAAGCATTAAATATGTACTTCCAAACTGGTAGTATTATTGGTAGGTCAATGACACAAGATGGTGGTCAAAACCCTGGTAAAGTACCTATACAAGAGTTGTCTACATCTAGTGGTATGAGTAAAATACAAGGACTTATACAAACTTATCAATATTATTTACAAATGATAAGAGATGTAACTGGACTCAACGAAGCTAGAGATGGAAGCACACCTGCTAGTGATTCTTTAGTTGGATTACAAAAATTAGCTATTGCTAATTCTAACACTGCAACTAGACATATAGTGCAAGCAAGTCTATATTTAACATTAAGAACATGTGAAAATATAGCTCTTAGAGTGGGAGATTGCTTAGAGTTTGATTTAACTAGAGACGCTTTAAAAGCTAGCATAAGTTCTTACAACGTAGGAACGCTTGAGGATATATATAACTTACATCTATATGACTTTGGTGTATTTTTAGACTTAGTACCTGACGAAGAAGAAAAAGCTCAATTAGAACAAAACATTCAAGTAGCTTTACAAGCTGGCCAAATATACTTAGAAGATGCGATTGATATTAGACAAGTTAATAATTTAAAACTTGCTAATCAATTACTAAAGCAGAGAAGAAAACAAAAGCAAGCTCAAGACCAACAAGCACAACAAGCTAATATAGCTGCTCAAGGTCAAGCTCAAGCAGAGACTGCAGAAAGAACAGCTATGGCAGAAGTTCAAAAGCAAGAGGCTTTAGCTCAAACTACTTTGTCAATTGAACAAGGTAAGTCTCAGTTTGAAATACAACGTATGGAAAGAGAAGCTGAAATTAAAAGACAATTAATGCAAATTGAATTTGATTTTAACATACAGCTAACTCAAGCTAAAGGTGAAGCTGAAAGAAATAAAGAGACTTTTATAGAAGATCGTAAAGACAAAAGAGCTAAACTTATAGGTACTCAACAGAGTCAAATGATAGATCAAAAGAAAAATGATCTATTACCAACAAACTTTGAATCCGCTGGAAACGATAATCTTGGTGGGTTTGGATTAGAGCAATTTGCTCCACAATAATTTTTTATTAACTATTATATTATATTATGTCAAAACAAGTAGAAAAGGGCCCTCCTACTGATGAAATCAAGGAAGGTTTAAAATTAAAGAAAAAAGTAGGTAGACCTAAGAAACTAAACAAAGCTACTGAAACAGTAAAATTAGATTTAAGTAAAAACAAAGAAGATGCCATTCAAGAGCCAGAAACAAAGAAAGTTGTGCTACAGTCTAATGAGACGAAAGAAGAACAAAAGCTGGGACTGCAAGAAGTGGGAGAAACACACGAAGAGCAAAAAGCTACCGAAGAAAGTGTAAGTCCAGTATCTGAAATAACTGAAGAAGAAGTTAAGCAAGAAACTAAAATTGTAGAACAAGAGTTTAAAGAAGCTATAAGAGATGAAAAAGTAACAGGGAAGCCTTTACCAGAAAACATCGAAAAATTAGTTTCATTTATGGAAGAAACAGGCGGTGACATTAATGATTATGTTAGATTAAACGCTGATTATACTAATATTAATGAAGATGTTTTACTTAGAGAATATTACAAACAGACTAAACCACATTTAGAAAGAGAAGAAGTTGACTTTATATTAGAAGACAATTATTCTTGGGACGAAGAAGTGGATGAAGAGCGAGATATAAAGAAAAAGAAACTCGCTTATAAAGAAGAAATTGCCAAAGCACGTAACTTTTTAGAGCAAACAAAGAGTAAATATTACGACGAGATCAAGTTGAGACCGGGCGTTACTCAAGAGCAACAGAAAGCAATGGACTTTTTCAATAGATATAACAAAGAGCAAGATATAGCAACCCAGCAGCATGCTGATTTTGAAAAACGAACTAATAAAATGTTCTCTGATGAATTCAAAGGTTTTGAATTTAATGTTGGAGAAAAAAGATTTAGATATGGAGTTTCAAACCCTCAGGAAGTTGCTAAGAGCCAATCAAACTTATCTCATTTTGTTAAGAAGTTCTTAAACGAAGATGGAAGTGTAAAGGATCATGTTGGTTATCATAAAGCTATTTATGCAGCAGAAAATGCAGATACTATAGCAAAACATTTTTATGAGCAAGGTAAAGCCGATGCTGTTAAAGATGTTGTTGCAAAATCTAAAAACATAAACTTAGAGTCTAGGACGCCAGCGTCTGAAAGCGATGTATATGTTGGTGGATTTAAGGTGAAAGCTATTTCTGGTGTTGATAGCTCTAAGTTAAAAATACAACGTAAAATAAAAAAATAAAAACTAAATTAAAATGGGTTTTAATACAAGCGGGAGTTTTCCTGCATCATTAGCTCCTGCACAGAAAAAATTAACTTTGCAGGACAATTATCTTAGTTTTAACGGGGACGCCGCAGGCGGAGATCCAGTTAATAACTTTGCACAACAATATCTACCTGAGCTTTATGAAGCGGAAGTAGAAAGATACGGAAACAGAACTTTATCTGGTTTCTTGAGAATGGTAGGCGCTGAAATGCCTATGACATCTGATCAAGTTATTTGGTCTGAACAAAATAGATTACACGTAGGTTATTCAAACGTTTCAGCTACTGTTGCTGGTAATTTTGATATTACAGTTGTTCTTGATTTAACCGCCGCTTATCCAGGTGCTGATTCAACTTCTGGTGCTGTTAGACAAGGGCAAACTATTCTACTTGCTGATAGAGCTACAGGTTTAGTTACTGCTAAAGCTTTAGTTCAAAAAGTTGGTGACTCTGGTGCTGCTGGTAAAACAAATGACAGTTTAGAATGTACTTTATATGAAACTAACGCTGCTGGTTTTCCCGCTGCTTTAACTGGAGCAAGCTTAGCTAATCTTTTTGTTTATGGTTCTGAATACGGAAAAGGTTCTGTAGGAATGGAAGGATCTATTCAGCCACAATTTACTCAGTTTTCTAATTCACCAATTATTCTTAAAGATAACTTTGAGATTAATGGATCTGATACTGCTCAAATTGGTTGGGTTGAAGTTGCTACTGAAGATGGGACATCTGGATACTTATGGTATTTAAAATCTGAATCTGAAACAAGATTAAGATTTGATGACTATCTTGAAATGGCAATGGTTGAAGGTGAAAAAATGGCGCAAGCTGGAATAGACTTCAATTACGGTCCTACAAGTGCTAATTCACAAGTTAAAGGTACAGAAGGTTTATTTGCCGCTATTGAAGATAGAGGTAATGTATACTCTGGTTTTGCTGGTGCTGCTGCTCCTGGAGCTGGTGCATTAGGAGATTTTGATGCTATCCTTAAGCAATTAGACAAGCAAGGTGCTATTGAAGAAAACATGCTTTTCTTATCTAGATCTACTGCTTTAGATTTTGATGATATGATCGGTGCTATGGCCGGTGGAGGTTATGCTTCTACTCAGTCTGCTTCTTATGGTCTTTTTGACAATGAGGAAGATATGGCATTAAACTTTGGATTTTCAGGATTTAGAAGAGGTTCTTATGACTTCTACAAAACTGACTGGAAATACTTAAACGATGCCTCTACTAGAGGATTATCAAATGCTATTGACGGTGTTATGATACCTGCTGGAACTACAACTGTGTATGACCAAATGATGGGTGTTAACATTAGACGTCCTTTCTTACATGTAAGATATAGAGCTTCTGAAACTGAAGATAGAAGATATAAAACATGGATCACTGGTTCTGTCGGTGGTGCTTATACTTCTGATCTTGATGCTATGAGAGTTAATTTCTTATCTGAAAGATGTTTAGTAACTCAAGCTGCTAATAACTTCGTGTTATTTAAAGGAGCTTAATTATTATATAAATGTGGAGAGTTAACGCTCTCCACTTTATTAACATTTAAAAAATAAGAAAAATGGGATATATAAAATTTTACGACGCCTCTGCAAGTTCAGACCAAGTAATTAATTTAGATAATTTAGCAATTGTTAATGCGGCTGCTAATCAATGCTTTGTTTCTTATCAGCTATTAGCTGGTGATGACTCTGTAATTTCTTTATTAATTACTTCTACTGGAAATGGACCTGCTATACGAGATAAAGTTATAGAAGCCATAGGTAGAGTAGATGGTGGAGGTATTACAACTATGGATATGAGTGATACTGCTACTACTTCACCAACTGTACTTGATGGTGTAGCTTAATAAAAACAAAACAAATAGAAGGTCCTACTTAGGTAGGATCTTTTAAAACAATAATAAAATGGAAAACTCAATTTTAAATATAGCATGGGAAGCTGGAGGAAGCATTCCAATTAACGCTAAAAACTCTTACAGGTGTGATCAAGGTAGTACCTCTAGTAAAATAGAAATTCTTTACGATGCTCTTGCTTCTAATGCAAATCCTTGGAGATTAGAACTTGATTTTGACAAAGACATAACTGAGAACGATAAATTAACTTTAGAAACAGCTTTAATAAACGCACAACAAGAACCTCGCTCTTTAATAGATTTTAAAATGCCTAGTGGAGCAGTTTTAAAGTCTAGTACTCCGATCACTAACATTCAAAATTAAAGATATGGGAAATATAATAAAAATACCAACAACAAATACAGGTTTGAATTTACAAAATGGAAGTCCTTTGCTAGATACAAACAACTGGGTTTTAACAGAGGGAGCTGTTGGTGGAAATAATTACACCAATCAACCAGTAACAACAACAACTGACGGAGACGGACAGGGGTTTGTTTTTGGGTTTTATTTCTATGAAAATGGAGAATGGGAGTTCTCAGTTAATTCTACTATTACTACAGTGAATTATAAAGTTGGAGATAAAATATTTTTTACAATTGAAGAAGGCTCACAGCCGCTCAATCCTGAAAATACTTTTTCGTTTGAAACTACAATAACAGCAAGTATGCTTTCTAACGAAGGTGATAAAATGCAGTATCTACCAGTTTTTAGTTCGTTAAATGGAATAGTACTAACTGTCATACCACCACCTACTGGTCTTAGTAATTACTGGCAAATCCCAAAACCATGGGGAGGTCATGAAAATTGTTGGAGAATAAATATTGATGGTGGAACTGATACCAATAGAGCAGTAATAACTAAGGCTATTAATGAAGTTTTTATAGAAGCTGCTCAAGCACCAAATTCACACCCTACTTTAAGGTTACCAAATGGAATAACTTGTAGTGGCGTTGATTATACGCAAATACAGATTCAACCAGAACCTGGACCAGGACCTGGACAAGCATAAGGTTAACAAGCTGGTTAACAAATAAAAAGTAAAAAAACAATAAGGTCCTACTTATGTAGGATCTTTTTTAATTATTATATTATATTATATTATGGAAACAAAAGAAAAGAAAACTACAGCTAAAGCTGTAAAAACTCCTGAAGTAAAAAAAGATACTTGGGAATATAAAGATAGAAATTATTATTTATTAGGAAATAAAAATCCTTTAACTTATACTATAATTAGTAGACATACTAGTAGGTACCCTTTAGTTTGGTTTGACCCAGAGAAAGGTTACGAAAGAGAAATGAGATATGCTACTAACCAAAAATCTGTATTTGTAGATGAGCAACAAGGAACTTCAACTCTTTCTCATATAGTTTTTTCTAATGGTCATTTATTTGTGCCTAAAGAAAAAAGAAGCTTACAAGAATTACTACTAAAGCACCCTCATAGAAATTTAATATTTGGAGAACATGATGCTATAATAGAAGCTGAAGATCAATATGATAGTCTAGAGTTAGAGATAGCTGCTATGAATATGGCATACGATATGGATATTGATAAAGCAGAAGCTATATTAAGAACTGAGATAGGATCTGAAGTGAATAAACTATCTTCTAAAGAGTTAAAAAGAGATTTATTACTTTTTGCTAAGAGAAATCCTAAGTTGCTTTTAGATCTAGCAGAAGATGAAAATGTTGAACTTAGAAATGTTGCTATTATAGCAGTAGAATCAAATATAGTTTCACTTTCTCAAGATCAAAGAACTTTTTCATGGGCTAGTAATAGTAAGAAATTATTGAATGTTCCTTTTGAAGAAAACCCATATTCAGCTATGGCTGCTTGGTTTAAAACAGATGAAGGTGTTGAAGTTTACAACTCAATAATGAAAAAACTAAAATAAACAAGTGATTATAATTTAGGGTGGTTAACGCCACCCTTTTTTTTAAAAATATTAAAATGGCAATAAGTGTAAATAAAGTATATAAAACTGTATTACTTATACTAAACAAAGAACAAAGAGGTTATATGACACCTGAAGAGTTCAATAGAATAGGTACACAAGTCCAAAGAGAAATCTTTGAAAAGTATTTTGAGGATTTGAATCAATATACTAGAATGCCACAAACTGATGTGGATTACGCTAATAGGTTAATGAACCTAAATGAAAAGATGAACATATTTAAAAGAGATGGTAATGCTACTTATGTTCTTGCCGACAACAACTTTACTTTACCAACTGGTACTCATATAGTAGGATCTGTTACATATGAAGATAAAAATAGGATGCCTGTTGAAATGCAAAGAGTAGATAGAGGAGAGTTTTACAATCTAAGATTATCTCCGCTAGTTACACCAAGCGAACAGTTTCCTATATATTTATTTGAAAACAATAAGCTTCAAGCATATCCAAATATTATAAACACCAAAGCAAATGCTGGCACAGCTAGCGTAGCTGTTCAGTATATAAAAGTTCCAGAAGACATAAACTGGGCTTATACAGTAGGTAATCTTGGCCAGTTTATATTTAACGCCAATACGCCTCCTACTGTAGATTTTGAACTACACAACTCTGAATTTACAGAAGTAGTTTTAGCTATACTAATGTATGCTGGTATAGTAATAAGAGATCCTCAAATAGTTCAAGCTGCATCAGGTCAATTACAAGCAGACAGAGCAAATCAAAAACAATAATAAATGAGCTTAATTAATCAGACTAACGAAGAATATTATGCAGGAGAAAAAATGTTTGCAGTTACAGCAGCTCCTCAAACTGTTTTTACTTGCACATTTGAACCTAAATTAACTTTAGCTACGTCAACAGAGCCTGCTAACTTCGGTGTACAAGTAAGTACAGATAATGGTGTTACTTTTAATGACTATGCTTTTAATATTTCAGTAGTTAATGACAACACTGTAAATCCTCCATATAATCAACAAACAATAACGCTTAGTGTAGCTGTTGCTAACTCGCCAACAACATTAGTAAGAGTAGTATTAAAAGCCGGGGCGCTATGGAATAATTATGGAAGTTATGAATATGTTAAATTAAATGACATAGTAAATAATTTTTTAGTAGCTTACACTGGTATTGGAAAACTAATACCACTGGTTAAAAGAACTGACGTTATATTTCATGCTAAAAGAGGATTACAAGAATTTAGCTATGATACTTTAAACAGTATAAAAACTTTAGAATTAAATCTACCTCCAAGCAATTCTGTTATTATACCTCAAGATTATGTTAATTATGTTAGAATGTCTTTTGTTGATAACATGGGAGTATTACATCCAATATACCCAGCAAACAATTTAACAACTGACCCTACTTCTGTTCCACTACAAGCTAAAAACGGTGATTTTCTACAAGACATATATGGAGCTAACACAGAGGCTGATCAATCAATTACTAGAACAAGGTGGGAAAACTCTAATGATAACCTTATAAATGGAGCTTATGATGAGTACTTCTACAATGCTAATGTTTATGACTGGAGTTGGAGAAAAGAAACTTATGGAAGAAGATATGGTTTAGATCCTGTTGTATCTCAAAGCAACGGATGGTTTAACATAGACAAAAGAAAAAATGTAATATCTTTTTCTAGTGATTTAAAAGGTAGAATTATAATACTAGAATACATATCTGATGGTTTAGCTTCTGACTTAGATACTAAAGTGCCGAAAATGGCAGAAGAAGCAATGTACATGCATATAGCTTATTCTATATTAGCAGGTAGATCAGGTGTTCAAGAATATATAGTTCAAAGATTTAAAAGAGATAGATCAGCTCAACTTAGAAATGCTAAAATACGTTTAAGCAATATAAAGCCAAGTGAGATGATACAAACTATGAGAGGTAAATCTAAATGGATAAAGCATTAATATGGCAGAAGTAAGAAATGTATTTGTCAAGTCTAAAATGAATAAAGACTTAGATGAAAGACTTTTACCCAACGGCGAATATAGAGATGGTAGAAATATATCTGTAAATAAAAGCGAAGGACCAGATGAAGGAGTTGTTGAGAATATAATAGGAAATAATATATATTCTAATTTTGATTTTGGAGTAGGTGTAGAAATTATTGGTACTTATGTTGATACTGATAAAGATAGAATATTTATATTTGCTACTAACCACTCAGATGGATCACCCACTCAACTAGATGCTAGAGCTGTAGGTAACGTAGAAACAGCGTCAGGTAGACAGATAGAAACTGCTACTTGTGTTATAGCATACATAGAAGGACCTACTGCTTCAAACAACAATACTCCAAATTTTGATAAACTTGTTGAAGGGGCTTTTTTAAATTTTTCAAAAACACATCCTATAACTGGTATAGATATGATAGAAGATCTATTGTTTTTTACAGACGATAGAAATCAACCTAGAAAAATAAATGTAGAAACAGCTATTGGATCTTCTGCAACTAGCCCAGACCCTTATTACACAACAGAAGATCATATATCAGTAGCCAAGCTATCTCCTGTGTTTCCTATATCTTTTATACAAGGATCTGGATTAAATTCTACACCTGGTTTAATGGATGAAACTAGTGAATATTTACCAGCTAATAGTATTAGTATTTTCAGCACCATCACAACACTAGGAGAACTTAATTTAGAAGAGCAAAATCCCCAATTAGATATTCCATCTAGATTTAAGAACATAAACTTTCCAGAACTAGGATACTTTAAAGTTGTTAGTTTTGACAATTCTTTTCCTCCAAAAGTAGCTTTTCAATATCCTATAGGTTCAGATAATGATGGTCCTGAGTCAATGTCTGCAGCTAATAAAGCAGCTGCAACTTTTAAAGGTGGAACAAACGTCGCGCCTACTAGACCTCCATTTGAAACTAATGATGTACTTCAATTTGAAAGAGAAAATCCTATTTACAATCAATCTTACTCAGGTGATAAAGATTATTTAAGAAATAAGTTTATTAGATTTAGTTATAGGTTTAAATTTGATGATGGTGAGTTCTCTTTAATGGCACCTTTTACACAACATGCTTTTGTACCTAAGCAATATGGTTACTTCTTAGACAGTGCTTATGGAGATGATAAGTTAAAAAGAGATGAAAAAGACACTGCAGAAAGTGGTATAAATAAGTTAATGGAAAACCAGGTAACTTCAGCTGTTTTTAAGCTTGAATTACCGCATTTATGTAGTGCTGGAAATATTCAGTCTAGACTTGATATATTTAAAAAACAATTTAAAATAGAATCTATACAAATACTCTTAAAAGAGTCAGATGGTTTAGCTATAAAAGTTGTAGATGAAATTGAAATAGACCAAGCTGGTAGTTGGTACATAAACCAAGGTCAGAGTGGTAATGAAAAATTTTATGAGTACAATTATAAATCTGAAAAACCTTTTAAAGTATTACCAGATGCAGACGCTAC